AATGCGGTTGTATTGATAGCTGCTATCGCCGATGCGGATCGAATAGGGTTGATTTCCCGCCGCCAGCCAGGCGCGGCGCATCTCCGGATCGCGTGGACCGCCTCCCGTGACCATTCCCGCCATGGCCGGGCCAAGCGTCGCCATGATCGCGCTGGTGCCAAGTCCAACCCTCGCCAGTGCGATATCCTTCCTTGCCCCTCCCGCCGCCAGTTCGGCCTTGAATCCGTCGCTAGGAAACGCCAGCGGCAACGGCGAATTGCGGTACGAGAACTTGACGATATTGGCGGGCACCTTGACGAACGCCATGATCGTGCGCCCGACCGGAAAATCGTATCCTCCCGGCAGCGGTACGTTGGCGTCATCGACCATATCGGCCATCTTGGCCGCCAGGCCGGTCAACGGTTCCTGGAAAGTGTTGGCCAGCGCCGCCGCCTTGGCTTGCTCGTACATCGCTCGTGGCGGATTTTCCAGGATGCCGTTGACGTGATCGGTCAAACCACCGGCATCGACATTGCCCGCATCGTCCATCAATTTCGCCGAACCGTCCCGCCACGCCAGAGCCCGCAATTCCGCCCGGAAGTTCAGCACCTTGGCGAAATCGTCAGCCGAGCCGATCCACGAGGTCGGCAACGCCGATTTCAAATAGTTCATCGCCGCCATCGATGGCGCATCGACCGGCAACGGTTCCGCGCCGTTGGCCAGCATCGACAACCGCGATTTGGCGATCCCGTCCATGCTCTGGTAATCGTCCAGGAACTGCGACCGTCCCGCTTTCAACGCCGCCCCCGCCGCCCGGAACGCATCTCCGAACGCTCCCATATAGCCTTGCGCCAGCGCCATGGTTTCGCCGGGAGCCACCCCGCCGACGCTCGACCCCAACTTTTCGGCTGCGAATCGGCTTGCCACATTCATCAAAGCGACCGTTGCGTCGCTGGCCATCTTCTTGACGATGGTCGACGGATTGGACAACAGCATGTTGTAGCGGACGAACAGCAACCCATCACGGAAATTGGCGTTTTTCAACTGCGCCACATAGGGCGCGGCCTTGACCGGATCGTCCAGGGCGCCCAAGCCTCTGATCGCCTGTTCGAAGTTGTTGGGACCGGCATCGGCGACCGCCTGTTTGATCGCCATCGAAAAGGCGTCGTTGCCGGGCATCGCCATTTGCCGGATCTTCAAACCCAAGCCGTACTGGCTGCCCAAATCTTCCCAGTCTGAAATAAGCTTGGTCTGCAGCACGAACGCCCGGGTGGCGGCGTCCCAGTTTTCCGCCGTGCCGTCTGACATCCATGCCCGCGCCGCAGTCCACGCTTCCTTGGCCGCCGACCCCACCAGCATGGCGGACGCCGCGATTTCTTCCTTGGTCGGCATCCGACCGACCAGGTTGGAGATGTAATGGGGCACGTCCTCGGGCGCGATCTGAATGGTATAGGCCGCTTGGGCGATGGCGTCTTCCGTGCTGGCGATCGTATCCCGGGGAATCATCGACGCCGCCCGACTGACCGCAGCGTTAAGCGCTCCGTCCTTGGTCAGGTTGCCAAGCGACGCCTGAATGGGATTGTCACCCATGTTGCCTTCCGCCCATGACTTTGCCTTGGCTTCCACTTCGGGAGTGATTTGGGGAAGATCGGCATTCTGTCCGTCAAGCCGGAACGGCGCGGAACTGGGAGGTTCGTTTTCTGGAAAGCCGTAGGGATTGTTCGGATCGACGGACATTCTAGCTTGCGGCCCTGCATTCGCATCCTCGCCAATATTGTCGCCAACCGCCTTTGGTGGTATATTTGTGTCTGGAGCGGTATCGACGGTCGGAAATTCTGCTGCCGCCGGGGGTCCGTCCTGGACCCCGCCGAATGAGGAACCCGCAGTCCCTCCGGTACCGCTTCCCTTCATATCTTCCGCAAGCCCTCGCGCCTTGTTCAAGGTGCGGTCCGGCATGATATGCAGCGAAGTGATTTCTACGCCATCGTTGGTTTGCGCCATTTCCATGACGGCGATCTTGTTCTTGGCGCTCCCAGTCAAGGTCTGATAGGGCTTGGCCAACATGATGCGGTCGGGATCTTGATGATCCGGCAAAACTTCGGCGGATCCGTCGAAGAAATCGGGTAGCCCGGAAATCAGATGACCCGCTTCATTCGGATTGTTGCGATAGGTTTTGTCGACCACCTGATTAGGCAATGACACTGGCAAATCCTGATCGGCGGAAAAACTAGGCCTGAACACAGCCGCTTGATCCAGCAAATCCTTGGACATCGTGCCCATGTCGAAGGAAAAACGCGGAAGGTCTTCCAAAGGCTCCTTCGCCAAGGTGACATCGTTCACATAGCCGGGCAGCGACGAAGACGGCAAAACGTCCCCCTTGGCGACCGATGCCAGATGATCGAAGCTTTGCGTTGCCAACGACGTTCGATCGGTCAACGGCAGCAAAGACGTTCTGACTTGATCGGAAGAAACCGCCGATCTATCAGCTCCGATCTGCGCGGTCGAAGGAGGCGAACCCGGTTCGCCTCCAACAGGTTTTTCAGGCGTGCCACCCGGCCCTTTCATCGTCAACGCCATTTGCGTCAACCCCGTCAAATCTCCTGCGAAGCGGTCGCTGTCGTACCAATCGGGCATATGCGGTTTCAGCGGGTCGGTCAGGTAATTCTTGAACGCCGCCCGCAACAGCGGCCCGGCCAAGGAGTAATCGATCGCCGAACCGGCACCCTTGGCCAGATCGCCAGCCCGTTGGTCCAAGCCCCTGTCATTGTTCTCGAAATCCATCACATGCTGGTACAGACCCTGCAGCACGCCTTTTGCGTCATCATTGGCTTGCCCAACCGTGCGGGCCGCCCTGTCTTTTTCCATGGCCAGATAGTTCTTGATCGAAACCATGATCCGCTGACCGATTGGCAGATCGGAATCCGCTGACGGCGCAGGAGCGCCAGCAGCATCCGGGGCCGGATTCGTTCCCGGTCCAAACGCATTGTCCAATTCCGCGACCGGATCTCCAGCCGCGCCTTTGGCTCGCGCCGCCACGAAATCTTGGGTCACATGGCTATCCTGTAAATCAGACGACGCACCCGCATAGGCTGGAACCGGAGGGGCTTGGCCAGCCGTATCTTTGGACGCCAGCAAAGCGTCAAGATCGCTGATATCGCTCATGGTATCCCTCCAAGATCAACGCTAGGCGGTTCAACATTGGCCTGTTTCGCGGGCAATCCTTTTGCCGCCTTGACCGCCGCTTGCCGGGCTGCCTGGTCGGCATAGAACCCCCGATACTTGGTCAACAACGCCGCCTGTTGCTGATAATCCGCTTCCGGCATTTTTCCGGACTGAAAGGCCTGTTTGGTGGCGTTCCAAACCGAAGCCACGTCATTAAGCGAATCGACGGCGCCAAAACGCGGCCTACCCCATGTCACCGGCGGATAATCGGGAGGCTGATAACGGGGCACCATGTCGTAAGCCACAGTCTTCGGGTCTTGATGATCGATCACCACCCGATTGTTCCATTCCACCAAAGCCTGCGCATAATTGCGGGCCGTTGCCACTTCTCCGGCGTTGTTCAAATCGACAAGGCCTTTTTCAATCATATCGCCGCCCGTCGCCGTTTTCAGCACGCCGAACCAAGTGCGCTCGTTGGCGTTGTCGCCGCCGACAGCGTTGCTGTTGATCGACTGGATCATCGATACCCCGGTCGGTTTGCTAATCGTCTTATTTGAAAGCGCGGCGTAAATATCGTTGGCGGTCGCCTCGCCTGTTCCAACCGCGTTCCACAAATGAAGCGCCGCATTGGGATCGTCCTGTCCTTGCCGGGCCGACAGAACCGCATTGGCTGCTTCCGGAGACAATTGCTGCTTAGTCACCATATCGGCCAACTGATTGGGATCGATCGGATTTCCAGCCATCGCCGCGCCGAACATCTTACCGAAATTGCTGGCTTGGGTTTGGCGCAATTGCCGTTCGGCCTGGATTTCCGCCCGCTGTTCGGTCAGCAGATTATGACGGTCCACGCTTTCCGCCCGCGCCTGCGCCGTATTGACCAGCACCGCACGGCGATCGGGAAGAAGTCCGGGATAGGTGTTGGGATCCTGCAACTTGGCGAACGCGGCGGCCGGGTCGCTGTTCATGTCCTGTTGAACCTGGGTTTCAGCCACGTCGCTGCCAAAGCGCAATTGCCGGTTGGCCCCCTCTTGCGGATTCAACCACCCGGCCGCCACAGCGCCTTTGATCCAGGCGATCGCTTCGCCAGAAATCCTCGCCTTCGACAAATCGGTTGGCGCGGTTGACATCTGTTGAGCGCTGGACGCCAAATTGGTATCCAATGCCCCTCGTCTGGCCGACGATTCCACCCCCCACGCGGTTTGCTGAGTCTGAATGCCGCGGTCGATGGCAGCTTGATCGAAATGCTGGGCTACATAGGCCTGCACCTGCGGATCGATGATGTTCCGCATGATCTGGTCGCGGGCGACCTCTGCATTGTCCTGAAAGGTCTGAACCGCCAGTTTGTGATCGGGCAATCCGGTTGTCGGATCGACCGGCACATTGGTCGATACGTTAAACTGGATATTGGCCAGCCGCTGTTCCGCATCCGCCGCGATCGCCGCCGCGTCCGATTGCCGCTTGGCGTCCTGATACTTGGCGTCGGCCGCGATCATCTGATTGCCGAACGCCTGCGCCGCCTGCGCCGCGCTGTTGGCCCCTTCACTCATGGCGGCGGGGTCTTGCCTCGGTGCAACCGGGTCGGTGGGAACGGCGAGCTGATTGGTGAAAACCGGAATCTGCATGATCAGAACAAATTCTTAAGTTTGGTCATAACGCTGGTCCCGGTCGGTGCCTTGTAATTGTTGTATCCCAAAGCACCGAAGCCGGTCAGCAAGGTTGTTCCCCCTTTCAACCAGCCCGAACTTTGATCCTGCGCCGCCTTGTTCTGATCCAATTGAGCTTGGTTTTGGTCGTAATTGGCGTTTACGGAGCCCTGATACAGGGTCAATTGCTTGGAAAGCTGACCCTGGATGGCGTTGGACATCATCACGTTCAACGGCGATCCCTTCATTTCCACGCCGCTGGCGCCGTAATCGGCGGCGATTTCACCCATCTTCTGGTTGGTCTGCTGTTGAACCTGTGTCGCCTGCGCTTCCGACGTAGCCAGCGCCGCCTGCGCCTTTTGCTTTTCAATCTGAGCATTGGCGCTATCGGCGGCGGCGGCCTGATTGCCACCTGCTATCGAACTGATTGCGCTCAATCCCATTCCGGCCCCGGCCAGACCTTGCCCGACCGAAAACCCGCCCTCGAACAACGGCGTAGCCAGCATTTCCGTCATTCCGAAATCCTCGCATACAAATCCCAATCCAGGCCGTCCGGACACCAGGAGGTCATCCGCGCTTCTCGCTCGAACCCCAAGGCTTCGGCGAACGTCTCGCGCCACGGATGCGAGGCCTTGACGATCATCTCAACCCGTCGATAAACCGGATTGGTGATCAAACGATCCAATTGACGCCTTGAATAATGGGTGCATCGGGCCAAATGACGGCGATTGGCGAAGCTGGTCATCAGCCACCAGCCTTCGGCCCGGCCCGGCCAATGGATCACCAAACCGCCCGCCCCAATCACGAAGCCGCCATCGATGGCGGCCACGGCGATTTCTTGCCGCAACACCCTGTCCTTGAAGCTGGCCGGATTGAACAGTTCGACCGCGTCCAAACGGCGATTGTATAAAAACACTTGGTCGAGCAATTCAGGTGTAAGTCGGACGAATCGAATCATGACGACAAATCCCCCACTTCGTAACTGACGCCGATCGACAACACCGTCAGCGGCATCGATCCGCTGGTGTTGACGATGATTTGCGCTTCCTGATCGTAACCACCCACCGGGTTAAGTCTGGCGACACCTGAAAACAACTGGGGCGGACTTCCCATCACATCGGATGCGGACCTTGTCGGCAAAGGCGTAAGATTCGGTGTGACCTGTCCAGTGAAATCGTCGGTAATCTGGACGCCGTAATTGCAACCCAAGCTTTCCATTAGGCGCAAATACATTGTGGTGATGTTCTTGACCTTGCCCGCCGTCTGCGAAGCTGCAGCAGATTGCGGTTCCATCGGCATACTGAGCAGTTCGGACAGGTACGGATATCCGACGGTGACCAGGGTCGATTGTTGAGGCAGGCTCACCGAACCGCCGCTTACGTTATTCATGCCAAGATCGGCGCCGTCACCAAGCACACGCACGCTTTGACCGTTCAAATAGGAAAGACCGGAAACGGTCGAAAGCGGCGGTCCGTAACTCCAAGCGGTGGACAAAGCAGGCGCGTAATTGACTGCGTCGACCAGCCAATCGGCGGTAAAATGAGTGCTGTCTGTGACGGTTCTTATGATCGCCACGCCGCCGTTGAACCGCACCATGCCTCCAACTTCCAACGTTAAGGCGGCGCTCAATGTAAAAGCGACTCCGGTACCGGATGCAGCCGACGGAATGATGACGCATGACGGATAAGACAAGGTGTTGGACAAGCCGCAATCCACGAAAAACGATTGCTCGACAGGCTGATCGTCGAAATACCGCGTCATCGCCTCGACGGTCCTGATCGGCGTCGTTCCGTTGGTGCGCAGCACCGACAACCACAATTCGTCATAGGTGCCGTCCGGCGACGGAATCACCGCGATCGATTCAACTTTCGGTGACCCGCCGTAATAACTTCCCCCAAGCTGGTGCCGGTGCCAGCCTTTGACTTCCTGTTCCTTCATATAGGTCATGCCGATCAGGCCGCCATTGGCCAGGATCGCCCAAACCACAGAATATGGCGATTGCTGATAGACCATTTGCACGATGCCGAGGCGTGTTATGTGCTCTGCGAACACCGTCAGATCGGGCCCCAGATAGCCGTTGACCTGCCAACTGAACGTATATTCATGAACCTTACGACCTGGACGATTGGTGAACAGCACCGATTTGCCGATTCGCAGCGGGTTGACGTTGGGCGCGGAGCCATACGTGGTTTCTCTGTAGACCTGGACGTTGGTGGCCGACAACGCGGATGACGTGCTCCCCGGCTGCATGATGTTTTCGCCGCCAGTGGTCCCGATCGCCAATTGCGCCGCCTGCGAACTTCCCGCAGGCGAAAGCCAGCGTGTGGCGTTGACCTGATCATCCGAAATGATCCACGACAAGGCGTTGGTAGTGGCGACGGTACTGTCGAAATTGGTCGGTGCGAAATTGGTGAAATCACCGGTTACGCTTGATTCGATCGCGCCCGGTTCGGCGTCGGTCCCGGAAAACGTCAACCTGTTCTGCCAAAACATCACCGTATAGGGATAAGCTCCGGTGGTAGCTCCCCATTTTCCCAACCGCCAGTTTACGGTGGTTCCTGTGCCGTCAAGCGTGCCGTTGGCCCCTCCGATGACTGCGGCTTGCACCTGGGCGGTTACTTGCTGGGCGCTGGTGTACGCCGTGATCAGCAGCCAAGTCCAAGTGGTAGATACTTTCATCCGCAACATGCGGCCCACGTCGGTCGATGCGAATACAGACAAACACGCTGTGCCTCCCGACGTGTAGGTATTTGCGAAACTGGAACCGATCAGATCGAAATTGTTGCCGTCGACAACGTTGATCGCCCAAGTGCCATTGGCCCCGGTGGTGCCTCCAACACCGGCGATGATGATCGTATCCTTGTTGGTCAAGGCGTGTTTTGTGGACTTGATCCTGATTAAGCCTGCCCCGTTGTTGGTCGCCCCGCTGATCGATGCGCCAGTCGCCGTGACGGTGATAGATCCGGTTGTGGCCGACCCCTTTAACATAGTGCCGGTTACATTGACGTCTTGGTAGGGACCGTCGAAAAAGGTCATCACCTGATAGACCCAATTGGTGTGGCTGAACCGCAGGATGTTTGCAGGCGGATAATTTGGATGGACAATGTAAAGAGTATCGTCGGATTGAGTGAATTTAAGCGCCGCTAGATCGGTCGCCTGATAGGGCACCGAAATTTGCACCGGCGCGCCGCTCACCGCGATCACGCCATCGTTCATATAAAAGCAGACGTAACCGCCTCCGAATTCCAGAATATAGGGTTGGACAGTGCTGAAGATGAACGGTACCAGTCGGACAGGATTGACCTGATCGCCAGCCAACGCCACCATTTGCGTTCCCGGCCTGCGTGTTGCACCGCCTTGTGCAAGCGGCACCATGTTCAAACAGGTTTTCGTTCCGTTGTAGTAGCAGGATTCGTCGACACGTCCCATCATCCGGGGGCTCAATTCACCGGCGGTAAAGTTGGTTAGGTCCAGATCCTGTTTCATCGTCTGGCCCTCAACAAAACGTCCACATCGTATTCTTTGGATTTATTCTCCTGTGAACTAACAAGTCGAGCCATTTCAAGCTTGTCTCTCAACTTACTTGCGACTGTATTGGTCACACTTTGGTTTTGCGCCAGCGACGGCGAAAGCTCCAATGCCAGATAATAGGCAATCACTTGCACAAGCAGCGGATCGAACCGGGTCGGATCTTTTAGATCGGTTCCATATTTTACATTCAAAGGGGCATCGGCATTGGTCAGCAGATAACCGCCTTCCACCTCCCAGTTTTCGCCGTCGCTGTCGGGCAGGCTGTTGACCCGCAAGCAATCGATTGGCAGTAAAAAGCGGTTTTCATAACCGAACGGCGGAGGAGTGGCGTCCGCAGGCAATTGTGCCAGACCAGCGTTGCAGTTCCACGGCTGACTTCGCAAAACGGCTCGACGGCAATCGTCATAGCGCAGCTTGCAAAGGATCGCGCCCTTGACGTTATCGGAAAGCGACGTGATGGTGCTGGTCCCCAACGCGATCAGGGCGATATTGCAGATCGAAACTACGCTGTCGCCATTTGCCATTTCAAACTCTCAAACTAGAAAAACCCGTCCGCTCGGCAGGCTGCGGCCAAGCGGACGGAAGACCGCGCCCGGCTAGGGCTAGTCGATTGCGTATTCGAAGATGATAACCAGGTTGCCCGAAGCAGGGAGCGCCGCCACTCCGGTGGTCAACACGATGTCTTCATAGGACGCGCTCATCCCGCTGACGCAGTCGTAACCCTTGGCAATCGGCGTACCGTGGGTGGCGGCCACGCCGACACGCGTTGGCGTTTGCGTGCTGGTCAATGTTTGCGCCGCCGCATAGATTGCGCTGTTGCCGCTGGCGATATCGCCCAACGCGACTGTCGCCGTTCCCAAGCTGGTATCTGTGATCAACTGGATGCCAGTAATTACCGCCCCCAAGGGGATGCGGGCGACCGCGATTTGGCTTCCCGACGCCTGGGATCCCAAAGGGACGTTGGCGATAAAAATACGTTCTCGCGCACCGGCGACGCTGACTGCCGGAAGGTTCTGAACCGCGCCCCCGGCATTGCCGGTCAGCATGGCCATTTGTGTGGAAAAGCTAAGAGACATTTTGTTATTCCTTCTCTGTACCTAAAAACCAATTCAGGCTTGTGTTACTGGCACTTGATTTCGACCATCTTGGCCTCTTCCAAGCGGGCGCCCCCCACGCTCATCGCCGCGTACACGTACCAGCTGAAGCGTTTGTCGGCCCGTTGGTCGATTTTGCCCCAAATATCCTTGGCGATGCCCAATCCCATCGCCGATTTGCGATATGCGGGAATCCTCCAGTAATTATTGGAATCCTGCAGCAGGCGTTCCGAATGGATGAATTTGAAGCCCATGAAGGTGTCGATCTTGCCATCGACCAGGGCGCGCACCGTGTTGTAGTCGCTGCTGGTCGCTTCGGTGGTGGCCAACAGATTGCCCTTTTGCTTGGCCGTGACGACGATGAAGCGTTCTTCTTCTTCGTCGCCTTCGGCGGCGTCCAGCGCCACAGACGCGTAAATCAGCTTGGATACTGTCAAACCGGCATTGCCGGAACCGTTGCCGAAAGTCCAATCGTTGACCGCGACCACGGTTCCGGCCGACTGGGTCGGCGTGCTTTCGCTGTTGCCGTTTGGCCACGTCACCGCCGTGGACCCGGAATGTCCGGTATAGGCGGTACCGAAGAATGCGGCGATCAATTCATCGTCGATACCGCGTTCAAGCGCGAATGCTGCGTTGTTGGCGTAGGAGCTGGTCGGATCGATCAGCAGCCGCACTTTATCTTCCTGATCGACCAGATCGCCCCAGTCGTAATCATAAGGTGCGACCCGGCGCCTTAAATGCTGGGTATTCATGATCGGCGAATCGGAATGCCTTGCGATTACCTTGCGTGCGGCGGTCGGAGCGACCTGTTCCAGATAGGACGCTTCGCCGGTGATTTCATCTTCGACGACCGTCGGACGAATCCGGGATTTGGTTTGCTGTGCAATGAACGAAACATTGCCTGTGAATTGCTGGACGAATGCGTCCGTGACCGTGAAACTCATGGCATGGGCCTTTGCGTCTAGGGACAGCTACCAACTGCCCCAATGTTGCTGACAAAGGGACCGGAACAATTCCGACCCCGTTCAACGACTGAGCTCCCCGGCTCCGCGATATTGGTATTCGCCATGCCGGACCCGTGCCTAGATGTTGCGGACACCGTCAAACCGCCGCCACTTGCCGGACGTATCTCTCGCTCCCCGGCTGATCGCGGAAAAAAACTTAACTTACCGGATAGGCAAACTGATAAAGCCGTTCCATCCTCTTGACTGCGGCCGCGTGACCGGGTGCTTTCTTGTTCAAGTAGTCGGCTTGGAACAGCTTATCGTTTTTCAAACCGGCGATCTCTTGCTGGGCCTCTCCCGGCGACAAGGCTTTTTCGCCCGCGCCTCCGTCGCCTTTACCCAACACGCCGTCCTCGCTCAATTGAGCGCCTAAATGCGACAGCAGCTTGATCACCGCCGGCGAATTGTTAAGTCCCTCGGCTTTCAGCTGGTTGGAAAGGTCTTCACCCAAATTCAGCGTTAGGGCGTAATGATTTAAAGCCGCTTCGCCCAACGCCAAGTTCTGGTCGAACGCCTGCCCCCAATCCTTCCGCAGCGACTGTTCGGCTTCCCGTCCTTTTTGCTGCCTAGCTTCGACTGATTGGGAATAAACGTTGCCGTTTTCCTGATTCCACCACTGATACAAAGCGTCCACTTGCCGGTTGTTCAGTCCCAGTTCATGGGCTTTGGTCAGGAACCCCGATTGCAGCTTTTCATCGACGGTCAAGCCTTCCGGCAATTTCGGCGCCGTCAGCTGATACTTATCGATCGAGTCCGGCCTCCCCAACGCCGCATAGACGTTATTCAAACCCTCGACATCGTCCGCGCCGGGAATCGCGATCAGGCTTTTCGGATCGCGGCCAAGCAGCTTCTGGGAATGAAGATAGGATTTAGCCAACCCATCCAA